TTTACGGGCAATCTTCCCGACGCACTTAATGAGTTTGTCGGAGAACACCCGTTAGCATCTGCACTTATCGTACCCACAGAACGATTTGCAGATATGCGGCAGAAGTTAGAAACCGCTGGTACAGCGGAGGCAATATTATACAGACAGCTTAAGTCTGAATTAAAATAACAGGAGGTAAAAAGCATGAGTAGCACATACAAACATGGTGTGTATACCAGCGAGGTACCCACAAGTATGCTTGCACCCATTTTAGGCACAGCGGGACTGCAGGTTATCGTAGGCACAGCGCCGGTTAATATGCTCGGAGCGAATTTTGCAGAGGCGGTTAATAAGCCGATTCTTGCAAACAGCTACAAAGAGGCAGTTGAGGCAGTAGGATTTAGCAGCGATTTCGCAGACTATACACTTTGCGAAGCTATTGCGGCTACATTCCAGGTAGTAGGCACAGGCCCCGTAGTATTAATCAATGTACTGGATCCTTCAAAGGCAGGCCACAAGACTGCACTTACCGGCGGAACCCTGCAGGTTAATAACTATGTAGCGGAGCTTACAGAGAAAGGTTTAATCATTGATGCGAACCTTGCAGTAGCTATCCCCGGAGATACGCCTACTTCTCTTACATTTGGAACCGACTACACCGTACAGTACAATAATGACGGCACAGCAAACTTTATCATGGTATCAGCAACAGCTAAGGAAGCAACCAACATTACCGTAGCAGGTAACAAGGTTAATCCCGCAGGAGTTTCCGCAACCGATATCGTAGGTGGAGTTGACGCAAGCACAGGAGCAGAGAGCGGACTTGAAGTAGTTCGTCAGATCTTCCCGCTCTTTAATATGACACCTGGCATCCTTATCGCACCTAGATTTTCTAAAGATGCTACAGTATCAGCAGCACTGCAGGCAAAGACAAAGGAAATCAACGGAGTATTTAAGTGCGTTTGCATAATTGATATTGATTCTACAGCAAGTGGAGCAAAGAAGTATTCAGACGTTAAGACCAAGAAGGAAGCACAGGCAGTATCGGACCCCAATGCTTACGCAGTATGGCCGTTTGCAGCAGTAGGCGAGACTGTATATTCAGGATCTTCCCTGGCAGCAGCACTCACAGCTTACACGGACGCTGTAAACAACGATACCCCCAACGTGTCACCGTCAAACAAGACTATTGCTATTTCCAAGGCAGTGCTTAATGACGCAACAAACACAGAGGTTATCTTAGACCAGGATCAGGCCAACACAGTTAACTCTTTCGGAGTAGCTACATGGCTTAATATGAACGGATTTAGGTTGTGGGGCAACAACACAGCAGCTTACCCCGGAAATACAGATCCCAAGGATAGATGGTTCAGTGTTCGCAGATTCCTTTCATGGGCCGCTAACACATTTATCCTTACTTATTTCCAGAAGGTAGACAGCCCCGCAAACAAGCGTCTTATTGAATCTATTGTTGATTCAGAGAATGTCCGCGGTAATGGATTTGTAGCAAGAGATATCTGCGCACGGTACGAGATCGTGTTTAATGAGGACGAGAATACAACGGTTGACCTTCTTGATGGTAAGTTGACATTCCATCAGTATATCACACCGTACACACCTGCAGAGGATATCGAAGACGTTATCGAGTTCGATCCCAACGCATTGTCAAGCGCTTTAAGTTAAGGGAAGGAGGAATAGGTTATGATTAGTAATAACTACGTACCGGAGAAGATCAATGACGCGAACATTTATCTTAACGGTAATAAGATGATCGGAACCGCAAGCACCATCGACCTGCCCGAAGCAGTGCAGAAGACAAGCACCATATCCGGTATGGGTATCGGCGGAGAGATCGACAGCCCCACAATCGGACTGTTTGAGAGCATGGAGCAGGAAATTCAGTTTAACACACTGTATTCCTCATTCCAGGATATGCTTTCGCCCTTAGAGACTATCAACCTTACTATCAGAGCAGCACAGCAGGTATATGACAAGACCGGCGGATATGCTTTCAAAGGTTTAAGAGTAGTCGAGATGGGACGTGTTAAGAAGTTTAAGCCCGGAAAGGTTGAGAAGGGCGAGACTATGGAAGCTACAATCACCATCGAGCTTACATACATTCTTATCGAGAATGACGGCGTAAAGCTGGTTGAAATTGACAAGCTTAACAGCGTATACGTTGCAAACGATCAGGATATTTTGGCAGGTTACAGGGATTTAATCTAATCCCGGC